GTACACATTGCCGTGGTAGGACTGGGCCGTCCGCACATTGGTGCCGAGAAAATAGAGCGTCGCCCCGTTCCACAGCACAATCGGATCACCCTTCAGCTGAACCCCGGTCACCTCCTCCACAAACTGCAGAATGTAGAGCTTGAACACATGGGCCTGCGCCTTCGAGGCCGAAAGGAAGATCTGATTGCGTCCGGTCTTTATCGCATCGACCAGCGCCTCCCGGGCAAAGTACCAGGTGGCACCAATCTGCCGGCTTTTCAGAATATTGCGGATCCGGTGCAGAGCACCCGCCTCCTGCCACACCCGCTGGTACCCGAACAGCGAATCTTCAAACGCCTGGACCAGCGCCGCGCACTGCTCCTCATCAAGAAAATTCTTTTTCGCCTGCTGGCCCTTCTTCCCCCTCTTCGCCCGCTCACGGATCTGAGGATTCAGGTCACCCTCATTCCCGCCCTGGTCAAACTTGCGAATGCGGGCCGTGCGCATCATCGCCCGGGTGAGCACCTCAATTTCGTGTATCTCACCGTCGCTCTTTTCCTCCTTGGCAACCAGCTGAGTCAGGCGGGCCGAGATTGACGCCTCCACCCGCTGCACCTCCGGGGTCGAGTCCCAATCGTCCCGGCGCTTCCAGCTGTGAACCGTCGCCGCATTCTCCTCCAGCTTCTCGGCGATACGTGCAACGCGCCACCCCTGAAAGTAAAGCAGCCTCGCCTGTTCCCGCTGATCGTTGAGTTCTTCATTCATGGCGCAAGGGTAAGCCGCCGCCGCCAATTGCAAGACAGCGGCAACGTGTAAAAGCCCCGTTTACACGTGCAGAACGTTGATAAAGGTCGCCGGGTTGCCGAATCTCTGCGAAAGCAAACCGCATCCACCCACAGGGATAGGCACATGAAAAAACTGCTCACGAAATTTTTCCGCGTCGCCGTCGAGGGCGACACCATCGATGGCCGCGAGATCACCCGCAAGCAGATTGAAGAGATGGCCTCCAGCTACGACCCCAAACGCTACGGCGCCCGCATCTTCACCGAACACTTCCGCGGCCTGCTCCCGGGTGGACCGTTCGATGCGCTGGGTGATGTTGCCGCCCTCAAGGCAGAAGAGGTTAAAGAGGGTGGCAACCTGGACGGCAAGCTCGGCCTCTATGCACAGCTAGCCCCCCTCCCCAGCCTGCTCAAGATCAACGAAGCCGGACAGAAGGTTTACAGCTCCATCGAAGTGGCCACCAATTTTGCCAAAACCGGCAAGGCCTACTTTGTCGGCCTGGCAGTCACCGACTCCCCCGCCAGCCAGGGTACTGAAATGCTCGCCTTCGGGGCCGAGGGCGGCGACATCTTCGCCGGCCCCTCTCATGAGATCAGCCTCGAATTTGTCACTGAAGGTTCCAAGGAGGAATCAGGGGAAGGGAAGCCCACCTTATTGTCGCGGATTCAGGAGATCCTGAAGCCGCAAAAGAAAGAGAACGACGAGCGCTTCACCGATGTAGACAAAGCCATCACCGCCGTCGCCCAAAGCCAGCAGGAATCACTCGACACCATCGAACAGCTGGAGAGCCAGCTGGCAGAAGCCACCGGCAACTTCACCACCCTGCAAACGGCACACAACGACCTGCTCGGCAAATTCACCGCCCTGCAGACCCAACTGGAAGGAACCCCCGGTTTCAGCCAAACACCCCGGCAACCGGCATCGGGCGGCGACGGCAAAGCAGTCACCAACTGCTAAAGGCAATTACGGACTAATCACTCAGGAGCGAACCCAATGCGCAACGAAACACGCCAGATTTATAACGCCTTCCTTCAGCGTCAGGCTGAACTTAACGGCATTCTCGACCCCACCAAAAAGTTCGCCGTCACCGCCCCGGTCGAGCAGTCGCTGGAGAGCCTGATTCAGGACAACTCCGAATTCCTCGGCCGGATCAATGTCGTACCTGTTACCGAACAGCAGGGAGAGAAGCTCGGCCTCGGCGTGGGGTCAACCATTGCCGGCACCACCGACACCACCGCTGCCGACCGTATCACCCAGGATCCCACCAACATGGACGGTGTGGGCTACCTCTGTACCCAGACCAACTTCGACACCCACATCCGCTATGCCCTGCTGGATATGTGGGCCAAGTTCCCTGATTTTCAGATCAAGTGGCGCGACACCATCCTCAAACGCATCGCCCTCGATCGCCAGATGATCGGCTGGAACGGCACCAGCCGCGCCGCCACCTCCGACCGCGTCGCCAACCCGCTGCTGCAGGACGTCAACATCGGCTGGTTGCAGAAGGCCCGCGCCAACGCCCCGGCCCGTGTCATGAATGAAGTAGTTGCCCTCTCAGGGGTCGTAAACGTAGGCGCCACCGGCGACTATAAGAACCTCGACTCCCTGGTGTTCGATGCCGTGCAGAACCTGCTCGATCCCTGGTACCGCAACGACCCCGAAGTGGTCGTAGTACTGGGCAGCGGCCTGCTGGCCGATAAGTACTTCCCCATCATCCAGACTCACGCCGAAACACCCACCGAGAACCGCGCCCTGGACATGATGCTCTCCGCCGTTCGCGTCGGCGGCAAGCAAGCGGTCAGCGTGCCCAACTTCCCGGCCAACGCCATGGCCATCACCCGCCTCGACAACCTCTCCATCTACTACCAGGAGGGCAGCCGTCGCCGCACCATCGTCGAGAACGCCAAGCGCGATCGCGTCGAAGATTACCAGTCCGTCAACGAAGCCTACGTGGTCGAAGACCACGGCGGCCTCTGCGCCGTCGAGAACATCATCTTCGTTTAACCGGTGACCGGGGGCCACATCCGTGGCCCCCACATATTCAGGGGAAAGCACATGGCATCACCCGCCGCAAAACATTACGCCAAAGCCGCCGGCAAGGAGCTACCGAAAGAGGAGAAGACGGTAGCGCCCTCCTCCGATTTTTCACCCGGGGAAAGCAGTGGCCGCGAAGAAAATCGCACCGCCTCACCGGCCAAGCGTCACTTTGTAGGCGAGCAGGCAAAAGCAGAGGCCAGCAAGGCCGCCGAGACCGGCATCGACATGGCCCATGCCAACCAGTACGAGCTCATGCTCATGCAACTGATTGAGCACAAGCGCCGCCTCAAGGCCATCCAGTCCATCGAGAGCAAGATTGATCTCAAGAAAGAGCTGGTCGGCGTGTACGACCCCTACATCGACGGCGTCATCGCCTCCGGTGCCGGCGTGCAGGACGACGTCATCGTCACCCTGCTGCTGTGGAATATCGACGCCGGCAACTTCAGCCGCGCCCTCACCATTGCCGAGTACGTCCTGGCCAACGACCTGAAGACATCCGAGCAGCACCGTCGCGACGCCGCCACCATCGTCGCCGAAGAGATCGCCGATAACGCCGCCAAGAAAGACGGCCTGCCGGTCAGCCTGGACGACCTGGTCGGTGCCGAATCACTCACCGCCGATCACGACATGCCCGACGAAGTCCGCGCCAAACTGCACAAGGCGCTCGGCACCAAGCTGCACGAAGAGGGCCTGCTTGACTCCGCCCTGCTGCACCTCAACCGGGCGCTGCAGCTGCACGACAAGTGCGGCGTCAAAAAGCTCATTGAGCAGATCGAACGCGAGAAAAAGAAGGCAGAGCAACCGCCTGCCGGCAACTGAGTTCCACCCGCCGCGGGGCCGGTGTGGAGGCAAGGCAAAGACACAGGCAATGGCCAGGGGGCCGCCGCCGTCAACGCCCGCCACCACCCCGTCACCCCGCCCTAATTTTTGGTGACCGTCATGGTGTTCGCACCGACAAATAACCCGAACGACACCAGCGACCAGACGGTCAGCAACATCACCTTCTTCCCCGCCATCGCCGTCGCCGCATTTCGTGCCGCCACCCGGGCGCAGGACACCGTCACCGATCAGCGCGTCATCCAGACCCTGCGCACCGCCATCATCGACGTCAACCGCGAGCTCGCCGAATGGCGCGGCGCACAGCTGCTGCTCGGCTACGCCACCCTCGCAGAGGTTCCCGCTGATGACTACGGCGACGGCACCACCCCGCTGAGTGAGTTCACCCACTGGTACCTCACCGCCGTCTACGCCATGGCCAAGGCCCAGCTCATTGAGGTCTACAACGACATCGACACCACCGAAGAGGGCATGAAGCGCTTCATCGGTTTCAACGGCACCGAAGACGGCTACCGCCGCGAAGCCCGCGAGGCCATCCGCAACATCCTGCGCGAGCCCCACCTCACCGTGGAGCTGATCTAATGGGCACCCGCGTCACCGCCATGCAGGGCGACACCGTAGAGCTCATCTGCTACCGCCACTACGGCTACACCGCCGGCATTACCGAGCAAACGCTGGCGAATAATTCGGGGCTCGCCGCGCTGGGTCCGGTGCTGCCAATGGGCACCATCGTCGTACTGCCCGACCAACCTGCGCAGCAGGAAAAAACGACCATCAAACTGTGGGATTAACTATGGAAGACCAGGAAGAACGCCGACAGGGAACCGCCATCGAACGGCACATCCAGACCATACTCGCCGTCGTCGTCACCTCCATCCTGCTATGGGTCGGTAGCACCGTCTCCGCCTCACGTGAAGAGATCGTCCGCCTGCAGGAGCAGGTCTCAGCACTACAGGCCCGCCTTGGCATCGTCAACGACATGGAGCGGCGCATCAACGGCCTGGAATTGCGCATCGGCATCCTTGAGAACAAATCAGGCGGCAGCAAATGACACTAAGGCTCTACCGCCTCCTCAGTGATGAGCAGGGCACCATCGGCGCCCTGTTCAGCGGTAGCGTCATTGTCTGCTACATCGGCGAACTGCCGTGGCGCGACAACCGCTCCAACCTCAGCTGCATCCCCGCCGGCATCTATCAGGT